GGCTACACCAATGGACGGGGTAACCGCGGTTCAAAACCGCGGTCCCGTCCTCACTTGGTTCGCCTAACCGCTTTAAAGCGGGTAAGTGACTGTTAATGGTATATGCTATACGCAACAAGAACGCATTATGAAAAATGTTATCTTGAAACGGTTGGAAGCCATGTGGCTTCAGCTAACATATAAACAGTCGCAACTGTCCAAATACGTCGTCGAGGAGGATCGTAAGATCTTCCGTAGACGTATTCGGGCTGAAGGGCTACCATTCCTCACTACCACTCTACCTATTGTAGGGAAGGGACTACTCGAGGGCCTCAATAGAGGTTCACTCGATCCCTCCATTTTCAATGGGTGGAGCTGTGGGGATGGGCAGCACTACCCCTTGTTCCTTAGCAAAGCGTTCGCGGTGCTATTCACAGAGGATGGAAACATCCGAGTGACTAACACCGATCACGACCGTTGGAACGAGGCAGGTGCGGTAGCTTGTATCCGCCAGCTCACTGAGCTGTGGTACAAGCTTCGTGTTGAGCCAACGTTAGGTCAGATGGAGGTTACCTTGGACTCTTTTAAAGAGACCGAGGCGGACCTTCGTCAAACCTTCTGTCAGTATGATACAGACTGTGTGCCTGTCGCCACTCGGCGATTGGTTAAACTCATCGGTGGATCGTTTCATTACGATCCCCCGGCGAACACATGGTCTATGTACCCTACATTGGCAGAGCTTGACCCGAGTGCACGCGAGGAAGTCACTGTTTTCGTCCCTTCAAAGGACAAAATAGGACTCAAACCTATATCGAAACGTCGTTTGACGGATCGGGAGGTTTATCACGCGGACACTTTTAAGATTCGTGAAGCGGTCTCTGACCAAATCACTATCTTACGGGGAGCACGTCGAATCATATCACGCTTACTCGCGGGGGTTTCCCCCTACGAGGGTAGGCCGAGGCATGGTTCGGGGGCCAGCGAAGACGGGACAAGCCCTGTTCTTCGTTACTCGTCATGGAGATATATCCCGCGTCTCGCGGAGTACTTCCCTTATGATAAGTACTTCTTCTATAACCTTAGTCACGTTGCTGATGAATATCAGCGCATGACTTCGGCAGAAGAAGCGGAGCCCTTCGCTCGAGGAACGTTCGTTCCGAAAGACTCAAGAGGTCCGCGGTTTATATCCGCTGAGCCTCCGGAGTTTATGTGTATACAGAAGTCGCTGGAAAAGCGGCTTCGATATGCAGTGGAACGTAATTCCGCGATTGCTAGTCAAATATCCTGGTTGGATCAGACTAGAAATCGGAGATTGGCCCGTGAAGGATCACTCGATCCTTCCCAATGGGCCACCTTCGACCTCGAAAAAGCAAGTGACCGAC